CATCATCTCGATCATCCTCTGGGCCATACGGTTCCAGAAGAGACCGTGAGCGTTTGCTCCTAGAGCACACTCAAAAGAGAATGGGTAAGTCTGAATAAGAGCGTTGATCGCTCCCATGTACTTTCGCGATAGGATAAGTGCGGCGAGCTGTCCTACTCCAAAAATGCGCATTTTACTACGCGCTTTTTCAACGGAGACGGGCTCGTCCTTCTGCGCGGCTCTGAAAACCCAGCTGCAGGATTGACCTGCTCTAAGCTTCATTTCAGCCTCGCGGACCTCGGCGGCTAGCTGCTCACCCATTACTGGAATGATTTGCTTACCTGTGTCGACCATAACCATGAGCGACTCCTTGGTCTTGCACTTGTACCCGAAACCAGGGGATGTCTTAAGGTTCAGACGATCGATGATGGCCAATGGGCCCTCTAGAACGCCTGCAACGGCCTCCTGGTCAGTGAGGACACGAACATTGTTTACCGCCCACTCCTTGATATCAGGGTGTTCGATGATCAGCTCGTAATCCTCACGTGCGGAAACAAGATCATCAGTCGGAATGGTGCATTGACCCACCCGCTTGATGAAATTGGCTTGATGGGCTGCGTTAGTTCCCATAAGAGGCTTTGAAAACGGATTCGTCTCATAGCCGAAGTCCTCAAGTGACTCCTCCACGAAAGGAGTGTCTGTCACTGATGACTTGAACTTGCGCCCACTTGCAGCGCCAGCGATGACGCCAGCACACACAGCACTGCCCACAAGAGGATTCATATCTGAATACATTGGAGTATACATCTCAGCCTCCTCTAATGGGTTGTCGAAACGTACCTCGATAGGCGTTGTCTCCACCGCTGCGGTGGGAGCTACCCTCGAAGTAAGTTCGGCTTTGGCACGATCAAAAGCTTCACGTGTCAACCTAGTCAGAAAACACGTTCCGTTGGTCGTACCCTTGCGTAAACCTGCAACATGGATACCAACCAGAAACTGTTGTCCTGGGGTATTCGAAATCACAGGCATGCCACAATGTCCTTGGTCCGAGTAGCCGGTGTAGACATACCCATTCATAGAGTACATCTTATCCCGGCCGTCAACGTAACGAAAATCTTTACGGGAAATGCCAACCACATTGGTGACAACATCACCCTCGAACCGGCGACCATGCCCAGAGAACTGGGACGCGCTGGGTGGAAGGTAGTCCACGCAAGACTTCGGAATCTCGGCAAAAGGTAGCCAGATGAATGCCAAATCACTTTCTTCATGAATAACAATCTGAGAGCGACTCACGTGGTAGTTGCGCCTATCAACCTCAATCATAAGTTTAGGTCCGATATCTAGCGCCTCCGCCACAACATGACTCGCGAGAGTACAAATCTGGCCATCTACCATGAACATGTGTGTGAAACACGTATTACCATTGGCAGCAATGAGCTTCACCCGCTCTACGCATCGTTGCATGTGGGATGCCATATCACCACTACGCACACTGCGGTTCTTCGA